AAAAACCGCTCTATTAGTAGGGCGGTTTTTGTTTTATATATTACTATATTCTTTCTTTGCTTCAAATGAAGGACACGCTTTTTTAGCTCCAAAATCTTTATGCCCTTGTACAATAGCGTTTGGAAATTGTTTTTTAGCTTGTTTTATTAGATATAAAAGACTTTCTTTTTGTTTTGGTGTTCTTGTGTCTTTTGGTTTATTTGATTCATCTATTCCACCAATATAGCTAAAATGTATTGAATTAGAATTAAATCCCTTAACTCCGTTTGTTACTTGTTCATATTTTGCGAGTTCGTGAATAATTCCGTTAGCATCTATTAACCTATGATAACCCACAGACTTCCATTTTAAAACGTTTTTCCAATAGTTTAAAATAGATTGCTTTGTTGCACTTTGTTGTGAAGCGGTGCAATGTATTACTATGTAATCAATTTTTCTCATTAGTCTTTTATTTCGTTAATATCTTTTTTTAAATCTTTGCCTTTAGATATAATTTCTTTTACAATTACCCAAAGTGAGCGGTTACCCAATTTCATAGAGGTTTCATCTATTGACTTAACCTCAATATACAACCATACAAAAGTAAGTACTTTTGAAATTAAATAAGGTATATCTAAAAGTTTACCATCTAAAATATATTTATCAATCATAAAAGCAAATATAATCGAACCCATATAAAAGAAAGTCTTAACTACTATATTGAAAAGTTTTGTGCTTTTAAAAGAGTTAATTCCTTTTTGCTTAATACTTACATAAATTGCAAATAAGGTATCAAAACCAACCGCAAAAGATATAAGTGCCAATAGTCCTAATATTGGCGTAATGAAGATTAAAAATGTTGTTATGATTGCTGTAATTGTTTTAGTTGTTATCATACTACCATTGAATTGATTTTTCACAATGATTTTTATCTATTGTGTCTAAAATTAAACATATAATTTTTCCGAATTTTGTAAGGTGTCCGAACCTTTTATTTTTACCCAATACGCTCGAAATAGTTTCATTAATATTCCCAAACTCAAAAGGACTATTTGAAGTAATTAAGCACTTGTTTAAACTTGTACGAAATTCACGATTTCCAAACTTATCAATATTTATAGCACTGTCTTTAAAATATCCTTTTTGACGCACAAAAAGAAAGTTAATAAAAGATAAAGGTAAAAACAAAACGTAAGCAATTAAAAATAGTATCATAGTAAATTTCCGTTTATAAATATTTCGTCTAATTGCCCTTGTGTTATTTCTAACATTTGAGCCATTGCGTTTAACTCTGGGTTTGTTCTATCAAATACAACCGCATATTCCCACATAGTGTAAATTAAATCCCTATTTGGTTGTGGTAAAGATTGAATTAAAGCGTCAATTGAACTAATAGAAATACCATTTAAAATTAGTTGTTTACGTAACTTCATTTGTGATATTGAATCAGGTACTACTATTAAACTTGCAATTTCTTCACTTGTTGCACCTTCGACCAAAACACCACCCACTAAACGAGGTTTAACAAATTGCGTGTTTAATAATGGCGTTGCATTTGGCGGACATTCATTGTGTTGTTCACAATGCGTAATAAATCCATTTTCGTCTAAAATTGAATATAAAGGCATATTATTTTGATATTAAAAGTTGAGTTCTTGTTACTGAATCTGATGCATTACCTAAATTAACGGTTGTAAAAAAATAGTTATCAATAGTCGGGTCGAAAGAAATTGATAAAGGCGTAAACGATAAAGCTCCAATATCTGAAATTGCATTAGTTGTTCCATTAATTCTACATTTCAATAAACCTTCTGATATTTCAAAAGTTCGTACCATTTTAGCTGAAACGTTAGCGTTAGCCATTGAAAAAACTGCAATTGCAGTAGCGCCTGTAAGTGTGTCACTTGTATTGTGCCAAATTTGAATCTGGCAAGTTCCTATTCCTGCAGTTTTTTCAACCGCATAACCATCTAAAATCATTACATCCTCAGTACTAAAAGTATTATCTGGAATCAATATGCTGCTACCAATTTGCGTTCTTGAAGTTGTACCTGTTACCGCTGTTGTTGGAGTTGTATCTTTAACAAGCCATTGTAATCTATCATTTAAAGCCGTTTGTGTAGCTGTTGAAATAGGTTTGTTTAAATCTGAAGTATTATCAACATTACCTAAACCTACATCTGTTTTTGTTGTTCCGTGTGGATTTGTTCCATCGTCTAAAACAAGTTCAGAGTGATTAAATACACCGCCACCACCACCGCTTAAACTATCAGTTTTTCTAATTCTCAACAACTGCCAAAATGATACAATAGAACTATCGCTTATGTGACTATTTGATATATTTAAGGTTAAAGTTTGAGGTAATGACCAATCTATATTTATTCTTTGATTTGATAAAAAAGAACCATTTGAGGTTGATGCGTTTGATGTTAAAACAATTTCTTCTGTAATTGTTTCAGATTTTACTATTAATTGCCTTTCTATTTGGTGGTACAAATTAGTAGCTGGACTAGATTGTGCAAACATTTCTATTCCAGCTATGTTTGGTCTTTGAGAAACCACTCCATTTACTCCTGTTTTTATCACTCTCGATTTCAATATTATAGTATCTCCAACGATAAAAGTGTTTGCAGGAATAGTATATGTTTCAACCGTAGTATTAGAAGTTGTCCCTGTTACTGCAACACTATCGGTTAAATTTTGTGCAATTACTTTTAAAGTAGCACCACCACCAATTTCACTAACCGCAACCTTTTTAGTAACGCCACTTTGAACAATTGGTATTTCTTCTGTGCCTGATAAGGGTGTTGTAGCGTCTGTTAATGAATTAAAGTCGGTTAAATCAGACCAAGTTCCACCGCTACCAATATAAATATTTTCATTCTTTTGAAAACAAGGACAATTTAACTCCTCTAATTTAGCCATAAAATCATCACCGCTTGAAGTAGTAAACGGAACTAAAGAACCTAAATCGTAAATCTCGCAATCTATAACATTATATGTTTTAGATTTAAGACCATTTTCGTAAACTATTGTAATAACGTTGTTTAATAAATTTATAGTAAATTTAGAAGGCGAAAATAAACCTATTTCGCTATCTTCAAACAACCAATATTTATCTCCTTTTTTAGTTAGTTTTAGCATAATTATTTCTTTTTTATAACATTAACAGCCCATCCATTTACTAAGATAGTAGCATTATCATCTGAAAAGAATTTCACTTTTGCGGGCATATCTTTTGTCATTTCATTACCTATATAAATCCAATTACTAATAGTAATATTATATGTTCCGATTGCTTTGTAATCTCTATCTAAAAAAGAAACTTCGTATGGCGTATCTCCTATTCCTAATTCGATAGACGCTTTTACAGATTGATTTGAAGATGTTGTAGTTATTGATAAATCTAATCTTACATCAACTCTATCACCTAAGTCTAATAGACTAAAGTCAAATTGATTACTTGAAGTGTCGAAAATATCCTCAATTCCAGATATTTTATAAGTTTTATTTGTAAAAGCTCCAAGTCCGTTATTTTCTAAATAAATAGCCGTATCAACGAAAGATTGAGCAGTAAGTGTATTTGCATAGTCCCAAGTCCCTTGATATTCTTTAAAACCCCCATAAGGGATATTATAATCGTTTACATTTCCATAATTAGCTTGAAAACCTGTAAAAAATAATTCAATATTAGGATTAGGATTCCCTACGCTATCTTTTTCTACTCTAAATTTAAAATTTACAACTTCATCTTTATTTACATAAAAACTTTGTGAAAGCCTTTGAAACGGATTACCGTTTGCTAAATCAACGTTTATAGTATCAGTTTCAATTAAAGTATCATTAATATAGACTTTTAATTTTACATCAACATTATATGGTAAATTTGCGTTTATATCCCCTTGTAAAAGATAAAATGAAAACGAGTGAACTCCATTTATTTTTGCTGTAAATTCTAATGCATCACCGAAATCAAAATTAGACGAAAGGTTAGTAATTACATTTTGTACTAAAGTAGCTTTAAAAGATAACGCATTACTATTAATTTGTAATTCGTCTGTTATTTCGTAATTGCTTGACATCGAACTTGAATCAAAATTAATTGTAGGACTATTTCTAAGAAGTGAATTAACACTTAATAAATTTCCCGTTTCATCTAAATTTGAATTTATTAAATTTGCCATATTAGTTAAGTGTAAAGTAAATAAAGTTAATTTCTATTTCTGATTCAGAATCCATTGAACCAACAACCGATAAAGCACCGCCAGCATCTAAAGTAATTCTAACACTTCCGCTTTCTCCAATTCCATAATAAGTTGTTAAATCACTCGGTAAAAATTCAGCATTTGTAATAGTTGCAAAATCTACACCACTAATAATTGAAACAAGCGTATTTTTTAAACGCCCTTTAATAGTTACACATCTGCCTTGTTTAACTATCTTTAAGTTATAAGTTCTGTCTGTTGCGTTACTTGCTGTAAAAACGTTTGCTGTCGCTTGTGTGTCGCTTATAACACTTGGATAAAGTTCATCTACTAAAGCACTCATAGAAAGTCTATGTTTCGCTTGTGTTATAATAGCCGTTAATTGCGTATTAATTGAACTTAATAAATTTGTTTTTGTTGCCATATTAATTTAATAAATATTCGTCGTTATATTCTGTATTTTCATATTCCCCACCTAAAATAGTGAAAGTCAATTCTGTATAAGGTAAAGAACCATATAAAATTGAACTATATTTGTTTGCTGGAATAATTATTTTGTACTCTCCATTACTCACAAAATTATATACTTGTTCAAAGGTAGTAAAATTTATTTTAATTAAGTCTAAATAAGAAATAAAAATTTCATCTTTATACAAAGAAATTTGTAAATCTGTATTGTCAGCATCTACATCGTGATTAAATACTAATTGTATTAAATCGCTAATTGTGTCTAAAGTATAAATTGCGTTTGGGTAATTGCTTACTAATGCTAAAGGTTGTGCAATTTGTAAAGTTCGTGTGTAAGTATCGTTATAGTTAACCGCACCCGTAAACTCACTCGAAAAAGTATTTTGATTTCCTTGTATATCGGAATCCTTTAAAAGTGGTTTATCAGTTACTCTAATTTCTTGTACATAAAGTTGCGTTTTAGCTAAAATTAAATTCAAGCGTCTATACACAAAGTTATCTAACATTTCAAAAATGAATTTTCGCATTTCTATAAATGTAGCTTTTCCACTTACTTTTGTTCCTGTTTCTTGTACGTAGCTTTTAACTTCGCTTTCTTGAATAGAACGTGTAAAAAAGCACTCCAACGCTACTGACTGCATATAAGCATCACTTACGTTTTTATAATCAAATTCAGTCGTTAAATTTACATTTTCAGTTATAAACATTGGATTTGAGTACCAAATTTCAAGCGGGTTAATATTGTTTACCAACTTAATTAAAACTAACTTTCTTTGGAAATCAACGCCAGTCGCAAATTCAATATAATTTCCGTTTGTGTTTTCTGAAATATATGTATGTTCCGTAATATCTTGTAAATTATCACCGCAAATGTCCGAAATATAACAAGTATATTCGCCCTCAAAAATCATTTCAATAGGTGTCTTTTGTGTGTAGAATTTAAACGGATTTAAAACTATTTGATTTGCATAGCCTAAAATTGCATTATCGTTTAAGTCTAAATTTAACGCATCGTTTAGGCTATTTTTAAACCTTATTATACTATCATTCATTATTTAAAAGTGGTATTAAATTATTTGTAAAGTCATCTATGTTATCGTAAATTATTCCGTTTATACTGAATTTAGTAAACTCTTTTGTAGTCAACAAAGGTAAATTATTTACATCGTATAAATTTACAAAATTATTAACTATATTGTAGTTATAAACATCTAAAGTATTAATTTCAGTTATCAAATTATTAAATTTTTCTTCAAGTGTTAAAATCAATTCGTTTGAACGCCATGTATAACGAGCCTCTTTAATATATCCAAATATTACATTTTCACTATTTAGAATGATTCTAATATATCCCTTTAAATCTCTTACATTATTAAATAAATTAGTGGCTGTGTCAAAGTCTGAAAATACTTTTACACTAAAAACTCTGCCGTTTAAAATTCGATTTTCAGTAAGTGTAATGTTAGCTTTATCAATAACTAAACCGCTTTCAGTAGTTAATTGCGTTTCTAAAGCATCATTAATTTTAATTTCCGTTACTTTTGCGTCTTGTCCTATTAAATATTGACCCGCTGTGTTAATAAAAGATAACCATTTGTTAGTAATTCGTTTTAGGCTATATTTTAAATTAGAATAGTTATCTGGATTTGCAACACCTTGAATAGTGGTAAAACCTTGATTTGTTCTATTTGTATATTGTACGCCTTGTAAAATGTAATTAAAAGTAATTGACTTTTCACCATCGCTGTCAGAAGTTGGTAGGTTATTCAAAAATAATAATCTTATTGTAAAATCTTCTAAAGCTAATATTTCAAAATTTGTACCACTTGGCAAACCAACAAAAGAAATACTAATTGTTTGCCCTACAACCATACCTAAATTAGTCCATGCAAAAGTTCCATTCGATACAATTTCTAATTTGTTGTCAGTGTCTAAAATTCGGTATCTTAAAAATTGTGTAAATTCGTTTGTTGTACTTGGTGCGAGTTCTACGCAATCTAAAACAAATAAATTCTCATCATTTTCTAATACTCTTGTTTTTCCGTTTACTTCATTTCCTTTACGTCTTTGTTCTTCTATTAGTTGAGCTGACCTAATATGATAAAACTCTAAATTATAAATTGCATCTGCTTTTTTGCTTGGCATTTTTAATTGTAAAGAAGTATGCACGTCATCAATTGTATCAACTTCGTTTCCTGTTCTATCTGAACTACTTTTTTTGAATTTAACGTTAAATAGATTTATTGAATAATCACTATTTGCGGTGTAATTATAATCATTACTTGGCAATTCTGTAAAAACTGCAATTTCTTCATCTTTATAATAGTTGTTTATAAAGTCGATTTCTATTCCCTCATTTGTTATTTGATAGTCTGCAAAGGCTTCATCACAAACAGAATTGTAAAGCTGTTTAAATTCATTATTAAATTCATTATTTGCTAAATTACCCAACATACGACCATTAAAACAAAAGTTATTCCAATATTCAGAAGTATTATTAAATACTCCGTTATCTGTTAGAATAGTATCATAGCTATTGGCTTGATGTCTTAATAAATCATATAATCTAACGCCTTTTACAATTGTTGAAAGTGCTGTCGATGTTGCTGTTATACTCATTTTCATCGATTCCATTGTAGCATAAACTGTATAGTTTGCTAAACTTGAAGATGAATATTGATTAAAAGTTGCTTCTGAATATGGTTCTAAATAAACATACAACCTCATTCCTTGCTCTAAAACTGGTATTGTAACATCAAAGGAATTAGGTAAATTTACAATTGGTGAACTATCAACAAAACCAAAAAAACGCTCGTATAATACAATAGTTGTCATATTTGGAACATCAGTATCAAAACCATATTTTATCACAAATCTAACATAACCGCTACCACTTAAAACAATATTAGCAAAGAAGTCGTTTTTAGATTGCCTTGTGTAAGCATCTAAATCGGTTATAGATATTTTAATGTCTGTCAAAGTGTTTTTGGCTTCTAAATATTGAAAATTTAAACCATCATTAGGAAACCCTAAAGAATTTAAAACATATCTTGATTCAAAACTATTTAAAGTATCCTCTATTCCGTAACTTTTGACTATTAAACAGTTATTTGCTCCAAATCTGATAGTACTTGGAATATCATTTACATCGTTTCTGTTATTTGTTTGCGAAAACCCAAATGCATCAGCTTCTATACTCTCCCAATCGCTCGCTTGTAGTAATGGTTTAGCCTTTAAAAATATATCAGTTGTTGTGCATGGTTCAATGTCTAAATCAGTTAAACTTTTATCACTAAAAGCGTCAATCTTTACGCTATCATTTTTTTTGATATAAGCGTATAAAGTATTTTGAGTTATTTTAATAGATAACTCGTTATCGCTTACCTTATAAGTTAGTCCGTCAATTTCTCCTGTTGTAAAATCTGTTCCGTTGTAGTTGATAATATATTCAACTGACATTTCCCACCCTCTCGAATTAATTTCGTTTATCAAATAATCAAAACCATGTGAAGCTAAATTAAAAATTGTGCCATCTGGTAAAGTTTGTTCAATATCCAATAACTCAAAATGTTCACGCTCTAATTCTAAATCAATATCCTGATTCGCAATTATTACATCTCGTGAATGACGCCCTTTTTCTCGTTTAATTTCGTGGGTACTTCCATCGAACTTAAAAGGCTCGCTTATTTCAATCCTACCTATTAATGGTAAATCTACAAAATTTAAATAGTGTTTAAACATTATTTTATAGTTCTTGATTTCATTGTTAATACTGAATTTACTAATTCTCTACGTTGTCCGTTAACACGTTCGTAGTACTTTGTTCCGCTTTCATTGTTTACCATTGTGAACTCTGACTTATTAGCTACTACATTAGTAAGGCGGTCTAATCTTGCGTTTAAAGGCTCTAAATTTACGGAATTATTATTGAAATTAGAAGTACTTATTCCATTAGTTAACATTATGTTATTAAAATCTTGGTTAAATCCGTATAAATCCATCATTTTTTTAGTCTGACTTGCTGTATAGATTTTATCCCCTTTATCAAGTTTCTTTAATCTCGCTCCTTTATTGCTTCCGTAATCTTTAATATTTCCTTTGCTATCTGTATGTAATTCTGCACCTTTCTCATCTGTCCACGCTAACCCCTCTGGTGCGTTTTGCGTACCTTTGTAAAATTGTGGTATTGGTTGTGCTGCTGTCATTGCTAATTGTACTGCTCCGATTGCACCAACCGCAATAGCTAAAGGAATACCAGCAGGAAATCCTAATTTAGCATAAGTAGCCATAACCGCTTGAGCTGTATTAGTAGCAATATTAAACATCGCTAATCTTTTTTGGCTCTCCGCTTGTTGTTTTTGTATTCTTTTACGTCTTTCTTCGTAAACACGTTCTATTTCTTCTCTTGCCGTTGTGCTTTCTCCAGCAAATAAAATAGACACATCTCTTTGACGCTCTAAATTAGTAAACATTGTTTGATAATTAGCGTCTGAATAAGAAGAAATTGTATTAAAAGCCTCTTGAAAAGCCTCGCTAACTGCTAAACCTACTACTTTTGCTTTTTCTTCTACTGTTTCAAAGTTTTGGTTTAATAAATCCATTACTTTAAACACTTCTCCAAAACCTGATTGACTTGTAAAACTATCTACAAAACCTTGAAAATATTTTTGTGAATCAAAGAAAGTTTCATTTAATTCCTTTTGTTTTCCTGTTAAAATATCAATATCAATCTGAACTGCTTTTATAAGATTATTATAATGTTCCCATTCTGGATTAGTAGTTGCTATTGTTTTTTGTTGTTGTTGTAGTAAAGATTTTAATTTTTCATAATATTCAAGAGTTCCAAATTTAGGATCTTGTACTTTTTCCTGTTTCTTTTGCTCTCCATATAAAGCCTGATAAGATAAAGTTAATAGTTTTATTTGTCCTATCATTTGCTGTCGCATTGGATTAGCGTACGACATAGCATCGGCTTCTTTTTGAAATGCTGCAATAGTTTGCTCGAACCAAGTTTTTGAGAATTTATCAGCTACTATTTCTTCTTTTTGTAAATCAATAGATTTCTTTTTAATCTTGTTGCCTTTGTCCTTTTCGTTGTTTAAACTACCTTCAAGTTCAATTTGTTTACCTTTTAAATCGTTTATTATTTTGTCGTTAGAAGTAATTGCTTTTTGAAATAAAACAACATCTTTTTCAATTTCTATTCTTTTTTGTTGTGTTTTATTTAATTGAGTTGATATTGTGGCTAAACCTTGAGCGCTCAACCCACTTTTAACTGCTGACCTTAAATTTTCACTTTGTTGTTTTTCTAATGCTTTTAACACTTTTAATTCAGATTCTAAATCAAACAAACGCTCTTTGTTTTTTACATTCGATTCAGTAGCTTTATTTAATTGTGCTCTATCTTTTAAAGCTTGATTTAATTGTTTCATAACAACCGTTATATTACCATTTAACATTTGTTCGTCTGTTAAATTTTTGAAATATAAAGGATATTGGTTGCGTAAATTAGTTAAAGCAATATTTCTTTTTTCAGCTTCTAAGTTTGAATTACGCATAACACGTAAATTTTTATCTACTTCTGTACGCTCTGAAATACTATCTTTTATTCCTTGTTTTTTAGACTTATTAAATTCTTTTTGATTCTTTTCTAACTCTGCCATTGCCTCACTAGCTCCCCATAATGTGCCAGCCCATGCAACTATTTCTTTACCATATAAAGTTAATAATGTAACACCAACTGATAAAAGAGTTTGAAAGCTAAATAATGCACCAGCTAATTGAACTAAAGCGGATTTTGTAGGCTTTCCTTGAGCTTGTAATTGTTTATTTTGTTTGATTACGTTTTCCATCGCATCAAAGAAAATCGGTAAGTTATTCGATATTGCCATGAACCCCGTTTGTACTGAATTTGCAAAAGCGGGCATCTCACGACCTAATTGAGCAATAGAGTTATTTAAAGGATTGAAAGAACCTGAATAATTACCTACATTACGAGTATATTTACCCATTGCACCATCAACACCTTTTAAAGTTTTATCAAGTGTTTTTATACGATTTTCAAGGTATTGCATTCTTTCAGCCTCAACTTTTGAAAGGCTTGCTCCCATTTGTTGACGTGCAGCTAAATCTTTATACGCAAAAGATAAATTGTTTAATTCGGCTTGTAATTTGTTGTAATAATTACCAGCAATAGCAAGTTTAGCTTCTTCTTTAGCTAATTGATTAAGAGTTGTTTCTCTTTGCTTATTTAGGGCATTTCTTGCGTTTGACTCTCTTAAACTCGCTTGCTCTAATTGTTTAGAAGTAACTAACATTTTTTTATTAGTAGCTTCTAACTTTTCATTCAAAGCGATAGATTCTTTAACAGAGCTATTCATTTGCTGTGGGTTCTTAGGGCTTGCACCGCTATTAATTTTTAACCCTTGTTGATTAATCTTAATAATTTCTTCGTGCGTTACCTTTAAAGAAGCAATTACTTTGTCAAGTTCAGCTTGTGCTTGCTTACTTACTAATATATCTATTACGTTTGTCATTATTTTTTTGCTTTATTTTGTGATTCAATTACTTCTTGTGCCTGTTTTTGATAACCTATAAATTCCGCTACATTTAACTCTTTAATCTTTAGGGAATATCTTAATTCTAAAATCCTACCTATGTTTATTAATTCCTTTTCAAAGTTTGGCTTATCGGATTTCTCTTTTTGACCATCGTCTAATTTAGCACGCAATAATTCAATCTTTGTCTTAATTCCTTGAATCCTATTCGCTATCTTTTCAATCTGTTCAAATACTTCTTTGTTTCTATCTATTTTGTAGTTCCATTGTTCCAAAATATCAATCATTTTATCAAAGTTTTCTTTACCTTGTAATTTGTCGTAATTCCATAAAGATTTAAGCAATAGAGAAACGCATTTATACTTATTTTCTAAACGCATAATTTCAAACATAGTAATATATCTATTTTCTACTTTTCTGTTATTCGTTAACTCGATATAATCAGTAAAAAATAAGTCAGCTATATTTTGAAGTTTAGAATCCTCTTTAAAATCGCTTGAAAAGTACTTTAAATCGTTTGTTTCAATAAACATTTTAAAGTTATATAAAGGCATCTTTTCGCAATTATCGAAGTAACTAACCGATTTGTTGTTTAACAAACTTTTGAATCTCTGGTAAAATGATTTCATAATTTAATTTTAATTGATTTTGTGAAGTAAGTCCGAATATATTTGTGTAACCTCTAAAGAATGTTGCTTTATCTCCCGTTCCTGTTCCTGTTGAACCGATTTCTATCTGTACTAAATTTGGTAATACTTCGACATAAAAACCTCTAAAGAAATTACCACTATCGGTAAAGTTATAAGGTTGGCCTATTTGATGAAAACCGCCACTTTCAGTAAAGTTGTTTGAACGATAAAAACCCGTAAATACTTTGTCTGTATTTTGCAAAATCTTATTATCGAATCCTACATGTTGCTCTATTTGTGAAGCGTTTAACTGAATTATTTTATTCTCATTTCTGTAAATGATATTTTCAGTTTCATCAAGAAGTCTATTTCTAACCCCTTGAATTTTTACCATTAAATCGTATGGAGAGGTCATTTTATGAAGTTTTAGAACTTAATTACGGAACTCGAACCGATTGCACGCCTATCGTTTTAAGTTAAGGGGCGTTTTTAAATTACCGCCCCCTTTTAAATATTATACTACTACCGTAGTTGCAACATTAGATTTGTACATTGTACCATCTATATTGATTATTGAAGCATTTAAAATACTATCAAATAATTGTAACGAAACCGCATCACCTGTTGTAAAAGCTGGCACCGTTAACGTATATTCTCCATCTACTGAACCATATATTAAAGCTGTAATTGTAGTTGTAACACCATCAATTTTTAACAAGAAATCTTCTTTTTCTAATCCTGTTAACGCTACTAATTTGTTGTTAGACTTTGCGTAAACTTTAATCGCTAAAGAAGTAGCCGTATCAGCTGGAGCTGTTAAAGCAATTTCAATATCGTTATATCCGTCTAAATCTTGTTCCGCTGTAAAATCTAAATTCTCATTAGATACAAAAGCTACATCGCTATCAAATTGAGTTCTTGAAATTTGAACCATCAAAGATTGAGAGTTTTCCATTCCGATTTTGTAACCACCTACACCAACATACTGACAGTCTAAGCCTCTAAAGTTACCCTGACGGTCTAAAGCTCCAAACATATCATTTTTTATGTCAAAAATGAACATATCATAATTTTTAGAGCCTTCTAATTTAGTTAAAGCCTTGTGGAAATGTAAACCATTATCAAATACAAACGTGAAGTCGTAAGGATTTAATAAAGTTGTGTACTTAATTCCTGTACTTTCTCTTGTTCCTGTTGTGTTTTCTGCTGTATTATCTGTAAAAGATACAACACCGCTTAAAACGATTAATTTACCCGTTTGTTGTAGCTCTTGTACTGCCAATAAAGTAAGGTCATCACTTGGAGCGAATTTTGTACCCTTTTCAGCGAATACTACAACTGTTGGATTTTCAATATCTTGAGGACAGAATTTTGTTCCTGTTCCTAATTGGCTATTTGCACCACAAGATAAGTTATTTACTACTGCACTTATTAATCCCATAATTATATGATTTTATTTGTTCTTAAAAAATTTATTACTCTTTTGTCATTGTGTGAAAAAGTATCTCCAACTTTATAGACTTTGTCGTTTGTTGCAAATTCCTTTAATATTTTAAATGACTGCTTTTTAATTTCGGCTATCGGTTGTGGAATTTCATTCACTTCCTTTTTTTTCTTTGCCATATCTTAAAATTTTACTTGTTTAATTCTGCATGGATAATCGGTGTCGAAAGAAATTTCAATTGTCAATTCTATTGCGTTCCAAATATCGACTAAACCGCCTTCGCTATTTTCAAAAGAATAGTTAGGCTTGTATTCAGAATTATACACTTCATTAACAATTTTACTAATACCACTCATTCGTAATGATTTTATTAAATTCATTTGAACTGGGTGAAGTATTTCTTTATAGTACGTTTGGAATTGGAACTCGTTAAATTCTTCTTTGTTCATTGAGCGAGTTGCGATAACTATTCGTGCATTTCTGCTGATACTTTTATTATTAATATCGTTTGAATCTCTACCAACAACTAACCAAACTAAAGGATATGAATTTTCTTTGTTTAATATTAGATACTTATTTAATAGCTCTTGCGTTCCCCAATTGTATTTTATTGAGTAGTCATTTGCTCCGATTGTAACATCTGGCAATAACTGAACTATTTTACCTAAACTCTCCTCAAAGGTTATCATATTCCAAAAGAATTAATTTGTTCGTAAAATGTGAAATTATCTAAATTTACATTCGGAAAATCAGTCTTTTTGTCAACTAAATAACGATATAAACTTACATAAACGCCTTCGCTATTTCCTAACCAATCAACAAAAATACCGTTAACATAAGGTTCGTTTAAATACTCGCCTTGATATTGTTTAATAAAATTAACGCTTGCGTTTGCTATCTTGTACATCGGAGTTACTAAAGTGCCTTTTTCAACATTTACTTGCGAATTTCCAACTGCTGATAAATTAGTGTTTTTTTGCATTACATATTCAATCCAAACAGCCTGAGCAATTAGATTTAAATCGTGTTCTAATCCTATCCAAATTTTATCATCGTACTCATCACCTTGTACCAATTTTTTATAAGAAGCGTATAGCGGATTGTCTATATCCGCTAACGCTAATTGAAGTTCATTATAAGTTGTTAAACCTAAAGCATTAACCAAAATAGTTTTTTCAATCTCAATACATAAAGCATCGATATACGCCCCATCGTTTGGAGTAGAGGTCACCGCACTTGGTAGTGGTGCTTCACTCGCTAAAGGAATATATAAGATATTTGCTTTATTAAAATACGATTTATTAACTATTTGTGGCATTTTTTATTTTTTTGCTTTTGGTTTATCTTCTTTTACATTGTGTAATTTAGCTACTTTCAAATCATTAACGAAAATGTTAGAAATATCTTTGCTAAATTCTCTTACATCGCCTTTCTTGTTATTAGAAAAATCCGCTGTAAATTCTACTTTAACGTTTTTAATAGTAGCCATAATTTAATTTACGATGCTAAAGTTGCTAAAGCTGTTGTAATGTTAGTACATTTTAAGAAACCTGTTTTATCAACGTTTCTAATTAAGAATAACATTCTTACTCTTGCTTTGATAGTTTTCATATCAGCAACAAACTGACCATCTCCAAAACCTTCTGATAAAACTACTCCGCCTTTTTCGTAAATAGTTCCGTATCTTGAATCTCCTACTACTAAAGTATTATCTGCTAAATTGTTATCCTCAACGATTGTTAGACCAGCAATAGTTCCTGTTTCAGAATCAAACATATAATTATTTTCTCCGTCTTTTTTCAAGAAATATCTGTCAATAGTTTCAGAGTTTGCAGCTACAAAGTTTGGAGCGTATTTAGAACCTCTTGTTTTAACGATTGCAGTTCTCATTTTACGAACTAAATCTTTAATGTTAGCGTCTGTAATTCCGCTTGCTACTGGTGTATAAGCTGGAGAAGCTGTATAAAGTCCTTCAATATCACTTGCACCCCCAGCGCCTACTGCAATTTTAGTGTCGATTACTGTATTAACGTTAATATTGATAAATTTAGAAAGCTCTGAACTTGCTAAAACTTCATCTTCCATAAACTCCTCAGTTACTGGCAATGTATCGCCAATCTTTTGAAGTTTTTTAGTGTATTCAGCAAATTTTGCAGTTGATTCTGGAAAAGTAGCACCCTCTGCAACAATTGCAGCCGCTCTTACAGTTGTATCTTCGTCCCAATCGATGTAAGCAATAGTTCCGTTATGGTTTCCGTTACCTACTTGAACTTTAGGAAAGAAGTCGTATAAAGCACGTAATTTAACACCTAATTGACCAATTCCAGAAAGTCTTACCGCTTCTGTATTGTTAGCAATAGACGCTCTATTCGATAATGCCTTTAGCTCTACTTCTACTTTTTTGTCGCCTTTTGCAAGCGCATTAATTTTCTCTTTGTTTTCAATTACTTCATCTAACAAAGTTTTTTCTACTTTTTCTCCTTTTTGCATTTCAACTAATTTTTCTGCTAATTCGTCTAAATTTCCTTTTAAAGTTTCTACTTGGTCAGTAGTTGCCATTTTTTCGATTGCTTTTAATTCTTCTTTTAAAGCATCTAATTCAGTTTTAGAAACTGATTCGTTTTTCATTGCGTCGATTTTCGTACCCAATTCTTTGATAATTTCTTCCATCTTTTTTAAAATTTGTTTAATAATTTTTTTAATTCTTGTTCTACTTTTTGAGTGTCGATTGACGGCTCTTCTTTAATTTCAGAAGTGATAATTTCGGCTTCTGTTTTATTTTCTGGTTGCGATATTTCAGCGGTTGCACTATTTGAGCCAAAAGGTAACAAACTTGATTCCATTACGTTCTTAGCTTCTTTTACTATAAAGAAATATTCAATTTCTTTAAACTCGTCTTTATTAGCGATTAAAGGATAATATTTTTGATAGTTTTCTGTTTGTTTAGCATAATCTTCATCGTCTGAATTAAAAGCAGTTTCTAACTTTATATATTGCATTCTAACAGATAATTGTAACTTACGCCCTTCTTTTAGCCATTTAGATACGTTTTCATTAACTATCTTGTCTTTTTTAACCTTGTATATTAAAGAATAAGTTTCTCCATCGTATGCTTTGCCTAATAAAGACCATGCGACTTTTGAAGTCATCATTTCAATATCTTCTGGAAACGCTATAATATTTTCCGTTTTGCTAAAATCGTGATGCCAAACTAAGTAAACTTTTCCGTTTTGGTCTTTAACTGACTTATTCCAATTCCCGTCAACATGCATATCGTTGTGAGAATCCAAATAATTTGCTGAATTAACTACAAAATAATAATAGTCAGTATCAAACTTAATACCCTTTTCGGAATCATTAAAAGCCTTTTCTATTGTCTTTTGGTCTGAAACTACTTGCAAACCTTTTTCAAAAGATTTGTATACTTGTGATTTCTTAGCATCAATAATAAATGATTCATTATCTACTAGCGCCTTGAATAAATCAGCTTTATTTTCAAACTCCTTATTTAGTTCTTTACAATATATCATTTTGTAACTTCTTTATCGTTTACTAAAATCTTTTTTCTTTGTTCTAATGCTTTTTTTAGTTCTGGACTAATATCTTTTTTATTTAGCATTTTATCAATTTCATCTACTTTCATAATCCTAAAGTTTTAATAAAATTATCACTCATTTTCTTTGCTTCTGGTTGTTCTAAAGTACCATTCTCTAAACTTACTTTTAAAGCATTTTGAAACTCGGTAAAAGATTTAATCTTATCGTTAATTAAACTTTGCATTATTGGTAAGTGGTCAAAACTCGCTACTAATTTTTCGTTTTTATCTAATAAACCAAATGAAGAAGATAAAGAGTTCATTGTATTATCCGCACTACCTTGTATTGAGTTTTGAATCCAATTTATAACGCCTTGGTTTTGATTTTCAAACGTGCTATCTTTTGCAAAGTAGTTTAAAACGTTCTTATTCATTTCAAAAGCTAAAAGGCATTTATTAGCGTCATCGGAAAATTGTTCATCTAAAAACAATTTCTTCATATCACTTACAAGGTGCTTATATTCTACACTTGCATTAGTTGTTAATACGTCTTTTTTATTTAAAATACTTTCAATTTCTTTTCTGTCGGCTGATTGTATTTGTGCTTCCATTCCAGTAGATTTATTTATACCTACATATTTGGAACTCATTTGTAAATTCTTATGCTTAGAACGTAAATTAACATCAATATTCTGTAATACCTTTTCTATTGCTTTAACACGACTTGGAGCGACTAACCACGAATCAGTAGTTAACGCATTAGCCAAATCATAAAGCGGTATAATTTCAGATATTTTAATATCGTAAACTTTACCGTCTAAAGTATATTTTATTTTCTTTTCAGAGAATGACTTTATTTCAGACTTAGTAAAAATAAATTTATCAGTCTTATTTACTTTATTAAAATCAATTTCACTTGGAATAAGATTATAAAGATTTTTAGGTAATTCAGATGTAAAAGGTTTGATTTGATAAATGTAATTATTTCCAGCAACTGACAAAAACCACATTTGCTGAAATAAGAAATCCTCCTGACTTTGGAAATAGTTAGGCTGCTTTAATAATTTTAAAACTTCTGAATTTTTTACTTCTTTTCCGCTTGCGTCAATGTGGCTTATTTGCATTTGAGAATACATTTTAGCACGCAAAGAAACAATGGCGTTTAAAACTGGATTTTCTAAAGAAGTATGTAAGTAGTTAGAATTGTTAATAAAGTCGTCACCGCTTAAGAGTGTAGTCCATACAGAACCATCTCTTGAACGCTCGATTTTACTGAATATTTGTCTACCAAATAGACTGAATGTTTTTTCTACCATAATTTAAAACCTCTGTTTCACAACGTTAGTTAGGTACAAATATAATAATATTTTTTAAATAAACTATTTTTATTTAGATTTATTTTAAATTAACTTAAATATCGTGTTCTACGATACCAACTTATTACATATTTCATTGCGTCTAATAAGTGGTCATCTGTTTGCTCTGGTTCATCTAATTGCACGCCCTGAGCTATACGCCAACTATATGTATCATATTCGTTTTCAATATTCTTTGAACTTTTAGTATAATAAATAGTTGATTTTTGTATTGTTTCAATTCCTGACAAAATCGAACCCGCTCCCTTCATTGCTGGCAAAACATTATAACCCGCATTACGTAGCTTTTGCATTTCTGTTTTGTTTAATTCATTACCAACGTCGCAAATAATTTCAATATGTTTAGGAATCTTTAAATTATCTAATTCAGTTGATAGCGTGCCTTCAATGTGGTTAAGTGGTTTGTATAATATTTCTTTAAAGAAAAATGTTTTATCTCCGTCGAACTTCATTTGTACCATTGCAGAAGGTGAAGATAAGCCAAAATCCATTCCGTAGTATGTTGAAAATGGTAACATATCAAATTCATCATCTGGAATAACTTTCCAATTATGATAAATTTTGTTAGGTTTTTCCGCTTTTAAACCTAATCCATAAACTTGCCACATATAGGCATTAGCCGTAAGCTGTTGTAAATTATATTCGGTTGGTTCGTAACTTAATATTTTTTTCTTTTGTTCTAAAGGACAAAAAGGATTATCTTTAAATGTAGAGTGTATTAGTTTTGCGTTATCTTGTTTAATTAAATCATCACTCCATAATCTTCCTACTGGGTTGTAGTCCATGAAAACAGCAACGGAGCAACGCATATCTAATTGGTCAAATGTTTCTTTTGGCATTTTATAAAACTCATTAAACCATAAATAATCTGAATGATAACCATGTACTTTTAATTCGTCATCTGTACCCTCAATATTTATAGTTGAGCCATTTGGAAAAGTAAATATACTTTCTGTTTTATTAAATTTTACAAATTCGTAATTATCTAAAGTAGGGTAATATTTTAGCATATCTTGTAAAATAGTATCCTTACAATCTTTTTTAGTATTACGAAATACCGATAATTTAGTACGCTCTTTAGACCATGCTAATATCCAAAATATTTGAAGTATAGAGAAAGTTTTTGAAGAACGAGAAGAACCAGAATTTATAATATATTTATATTTTCCGCTTTGTAAGGCTTCCCAATTTTTTTCAAATACTCCTGTTGCTTTAATCTTCATTAGCCTTATTAATCTCTACTTGTATACTTGTTGGCATATTTTGTATCTTTTCTCCACCGCTTGTAATGTCGGTTTTATCTCCGAATTTCTTTGGTAACATTTTTGATAAAGCCCATTTTCTTGCGTCAATTTGAAGTCGATTTCTTTGTACAATATTATGATTAATTACTTTATTTCCGTTTTCATCTTCCCCAACATCTTCGCTCTGTTTATCGGCTATTTCAATAATTTCATCAAATAAAAACTCACTTCTTAACTCTACACTTCTTTCGTATTGTTTTACTTTTTTTTCATCTTCATCTACCCATTTAAAGAAAGTTCTACTACTTGGCATATTTTCACGCCTTAAAATAGAGCGTAAAGAATATCCTTTTTCTAATTCATCACAAATTAAATTAAACGTTTTATCTCTTTCATTTTCCGAATATGCCATAACTATAATTTTGTTGTATCAATTGAAACTTTAATTTCTTTTACTTCTTTTCCTTTTAGTATTTTGAACTCCTCATTTACATAGTTTCTTTCATTCTCTGAAATATCTTTTAGAGCTTGTTTTTTGCTTTTGCTTTGTCCTACTTTACTATAACCTTTTTTCATTATGGTATATTATCATTATCACAACCTAAAAAAATATATCCTTCTGGTAAATTAATAGGCTCGTTTGTTTCGCAATTTAATTCAACTGGTATAACTGTTCTTATTTGTCCGTCAGGTTTTACCCATGCATTACAAGTATAAGTACATTGTTCGTTATCGTCGTTTGAGCAACTTAAAAATAAAATCGCTAATGCTGTTATTAATAATAGTTTTAATGTTTTCATAATTACAAATTTAGTCATTTATTTTGATACCATAGTAAAAATAATCTAATTTTTTTTAAACTTGCAAACATTTATAGAAATAATTTTTAGATTTTTTAAACTCGAGCCATTTTCCAAAAGTCATTTTTTGTTCAAATTCCTCATCTGAAAACTTATGATAAGCAATTACTTTTACTATTGTGTTTGCGTCTAAAAAATAGTTGTGTTGTTGTTGTTTAGCCATTTTTTAACTCTTTAATCTTTTGTTTGTATATGTAAATTAATTCTTTTACTTCATCTAACGTTAATTTAAGCGGTTTATTTCGACTTTCTAATAGTTCGTTATATTCTTTATCACTTAATATCTTTTGAAGTCTTAAATCGTATTCTTTTACGTTTCCATGTCTATGTAGATTACATTCTATACATTGTCCGTGAACATTATTTTCATTAAATCTTAAATTTGGATATGCTCCTACGCTGAACATATGGCCTGCATGGAATGTTTTACCAAGTTTCGCACCACAACTTACACAATTTTTATCTTTGTCACGCAATCGTATGTAAGTGTTAAAAACTATTTGGCACGCTTTTAATACTTCGCTTTTAGTTTCTAAAGATTGTTTAATTACTTTCTTTTGCTCTTTCCATTCTTTGCTACGTTGCTTTTTTAAATACTCTAAAGAACAACAAGGACTGCAAACTATTTGAGTATTGTTTTGCGGTGTAAACTTTTCTTTACAAACTAAACATTTTCTTTGATATACTTTACGCATTTCTTTTTTCAGATTTTAAAAAACTTATGTTAGTACGGATTGCATCACTTACCCTGTATGCACTATCCATAATTCGACGCAATAAATATAACTCGCTTACTTCAACTTCTGCAAAGTTAACCGCCCTTGCTACTGTCATTTTTTTATCAGTTGTAAGTTCAAAGATACGATTTTCGTATAACTTTTTAAAGTTTGAACGTTCTTTTTCTAAATAAAAAAGAGTTACGTTTATCTTTTGCAATAGTTCGTTAAGACTTTCCCCATCGTTTAGGCTTGTATCTTCATAGGCTTGAATATACATTGCAAGGTTTTCTAATTCTTTTTCAAAGTTTCTCATAATATTATTTTTTAAAATGGTACATCAGAATTATCATCGTAAGGATTTCCAAAAGCATCTTGTGGTGTAACCGGTTGTATTTTATATTCCGGTTCGTTTTCTTCTATTTCTATTATTCCGGATTCAATTAAATTAAATGTTGGTACTTGTGTTCCTTTAGCGTAATACCTTCCTGATGGTATATGATAATCATATTCTACTAAACCACCAATAGTACCTTGAAATTTCATTTTTGTTTTAAGGTTTTCAAATACTGTTTTTGGTTCGTTTTCTTCATCTCCAAAGAATCGGTAAACAGAAAATCCATCATGGGTTTGATTTCTAAAATCTGAACTTCCGGAAACATCATAAAGCGTTGGACTTGCGTATAAACCATCTGAACCCTTTTGCATCTTTGTAGGGTGTGCAACTAAAAAAACTATAACGTTATTCATTTGAGCAAACATAGTTAATTTAGTAAGTACGCTATTTATTAAATCTAACTTATTACCCTTTTCGTTAAACCCTAATTTATTAAATGCATCGATTACAAAAATATCAATCCCATAATTAAAAATTTGTTCTTTCATTTTTTCAAATAACCAGTCCCAAGTTGGAAACTCTCCATTTTCTGTACCGGTTAAATAAATTTTTTCCTCTGCCCAAATTTGGTATTGTGCAATTTCGTTTTTTGATATTCTAGGACATTCATCGTTACCATACCAAAAAGACTTTCCAAATGTTTTTTCGATGAAAGTTGTATGGTGCAATTCGAACGGGTGGTGTTCCGGACTAAAGAAACTAGCTTTAAAATTGTAATCTTTTACCAAGTTCAAAACATACCATTCTGTAAAATTAGATTTACCATGTGAAGGAATACCTGTTCCAACTACTAAATGACCTTTCATTACACTAAACACTTCTTTTATGTTTCCAAAGCAATAATGTTTAGGACTTATTGTTTCAGGCAAACCATTTTCATAAAGAGAAAATATATTTTCTATTACATCACTAACTTTAAACGTTCCGGCTACGGGATATTTTTCAGTATTGTAAATTGTTTTATTAAGTATTCCGGCTTTTAAATCTTCATTTGCATCTTTACCTTCGAATAAAACTCTCTCGCATCTGTAACGCCCTAAACGTTGTGCAATTTTTTCAGCTACATTGTTTCCGGATTCATCGTTATCAGTTGCAATATAAAAACGTTTAATATCTTTTAAATACTTTTCCGAATTTTGCCAGTAATTATCATTATCATTTGCACCATTTGGAATTGATATAGCATTTTTAATTCCTATTTCGTAAAGTGCCAATACATCATATTCGCCTTCTGTTATGTAACATTCAGTTTCTCCAATAATTGAATTGATATTATAAAAAATTGGTTTTCCGTTTTTGCTTTGAGTAAACTTTTTATTTCCGGAACGATATTTTTTATTTACTAATACATCACCCTCAAAATAATTGAAAACAACATTGTTAACTTCTTTACTTAATGCCGGTTGATAATATTTTTCTTCTGTAACGTTAAAATGATTTAAAGTATATTGATTTATTTTACGTTCTGTTTCAATATGCTTTACTAAATTATCTGAAAGGTTAGTATAATTTTTCCATGTTTGCTCCGGCAAAGTATAGTTTTCTTTTACTATTGATTTTTCAATACTATCTTTAAAAAATAAAGCACTACAACCATCGTTAAAACATTTACCTACTCCAGAATTAAAATTTACATATAAACTTCTATCTTGTTTGTTTTTTCTTGTATCGGTACAAGCTGGACATTTTAGCTTTGCAGTTCCGGAAGTTTTATTTGTATTTATTAAATCCCAATTTTGTATATTGAATGTACTCATGATAATTTACCTCTTAATTTATTATAATCATAACCTTTGTTAACCGGTTTAATTTTATTATCTTCTTTAAACCAAACAGACTGCATTTTTTGTTTCCAATTCTTTACTTGGTTTCCTTTTCCATCTTTCCAATTACCTGTTTCATAATATAAAAAAGCCTTAATTGCACTTTCATTACTATAACCATTTTGGTTAAAATAATCTATTACTTCAATTTGTGATGGTGGGGTAAATTTATTTACTACTCTTTTATTTTTATCTTTTACATTATCACTTACACTAACACTTACACTTACACTATCATTAACACTATCGGTATAATTCGCATCTGTTTTTATGCGTTCGCATACGTTTGTATTTACTTCTATGCCTTTGTTTGCGTTTTTATTCCATCTGTCAATTGCTATTTGTTTATTTTTTTCGCTTTTTTCTTTCCACTTTATCAAATCCCTTTTTAAAGTAGCTTTAATATTAGCGAAAACTGCGTTTATTAATAAATCATCTGTAGTTGGTTCTTCATCGTTTACATAAGCAAATAAATGTTTAATTAATTGACCAGCTTTTTCATCAGGTAAAGAATTAAATGTTGTGTTCCAATCACAATAAGCTGTAAAACTTTTTTTATTTTCCGCCATGATTAATCGTTTGTTAAATTACCAATTTGTTTTTTTAACTCACGAACTAAACGAACCGAAGTTGGTTTGTCTAAACAAATAAAACTTGGAACTACATCACCCATATCAATAGCAATATAAATTTCATTTGCAACATTAGAATAAGCAACTAAAGTATAATCTTCTGTTTTGCTTTTTTCTGTTCCGTAAAATTCTAATTTTACTCTTGCCTCCATAATATTTAAGGTTTAAAGATTACCTACAACTATTAAATTAAATAAAAAAATCCCATTCATTTGGCAGTAGTGTGAGACGTGCCTCCTGAATAGGATTCTATATAATATTTTCTATTTATATAATGCGTCTCACTTCATTACAAATGCAAATATAAACAATTTTTTTAATATACAAACTATTTTATAAAAAAAATGCCTAATTTTCATCAGGCATAATTAAATCAAATGTTGATACTAAAAGTTTTAACATTGGATGTTCTCTAAAAGGGTAAATCGTTACTGGGTACTGCAGCTTGTTGGGTACTTGTTGGCTCACTTGATGGGTTACTTGTTTCAGAATCGTTTGAAATTTTCCAACACTCTAAAGTATTAAAACATTTTTCTACGCCTTCTAGATTAGTCCAAAGTCTACCTCTTAAATTTAAACTAACTTTTACTTCTTGACCAACTTTATAACTATCTAATAAACCGCATTTATCTTTAGTTACTTGAAGTAATAAATATTGTTTATACTCTTCTTGTGTTTCTACTACAAACTCTCTTTTTGAAAATTTATCGCTTACATTTTGCGTTTGACCAATTGAATGAATTTTAACGTTTAATTCCATAATTATTTATTTAATATTAATACTTCTTGTTTATATCTATTATGTGCTTCTAAAGCAGTTTTAAAAACCCCTAAGTGTTTATATTTATTATTTATTGTAATATAAGAACAATATTTTTCTCCATGTTTTTTAGCACCAGTTAAACCTGTTTTATTTTTTACTGATTTTACAATATTTTCTCTATGTGATATTATTTGTAAATTACTAAGTTTGTTATTTAATTTATTGTTATCAATATGGTCTATTGATTTTTCGGTAGTTCCATTTCCAAAATGATTTAAAAAAGATTCACAAACTAAAACATGAACTCTTTTTGTATACGCTATTTTATCTTTTCTTAAACAAACAGATAAATAACCCCTACCATTTTCAACAGCTTTTAAAATTTTTTCTTTGCCATTTTTTAAACTTTTAACATTTCCGTAATTAGAAATTTGATAATCATCAAATCCAAATACTTGCAACCATATTTCTATATCCATAAAATAAAAACCACCAAGTCAAAAGGTCGTCGTCTTTGTCATTGGTGGAATTTGTATAATGTTTTTAATTGTAGCGACGACTCTACTAATACAAATGTAATGAATTTATTTTTAATAATAGCATAATTTTTAAATTATTTATTTATTTACGTTTAAATTCTTCTGATTCATCTTCTCCAAATACTCCAAGTTCATAAAAACCTGTAAGTTTTAAAACTGCTCTGCTCATTGCTCTTTTTTCTGCCATTTCCATAACATACCAACTTTGAGTATTACCATCTTTAAAACTATCTCCTTTTAATGCTGAACCAAATGTTTGAATACTTGCATTTTCTTTTATTGCAGTTGCTTTAACTACACAAAATTTAGGTTCGCAATTAATAACATCATAATTAATAGATACTTGCTCTTTAGCTTGTATTTTATCTATTCCACTTCTTGTAATTATAATGTAATGTTGGTGTTTATATACATCGTCTTTCGTTAATTCGTACTTCAAATATAACGCTTTTAATTTATCTACATTCATAACTATTTATTTCTTTTGTTAAACAAATACTCTTGTTCTTTGTTCCATGATTCTATACGATTTTTTCGTATTTTTTTGTAGTTCTCATCTTCTAAATCATTTTCAGTTGGTAGTTGTCTTACTTCCATGCCTAAATGATTAAGATAAGTTTTTTCATCGTTCCCTAATTGGCTGTAAATTTCTTCTGATAGCTTTAGGAAATACTCTTTTGATGCTCCCATAATTATTAATTTTTAAAGTTATGCAAATATAACGTTTTTTTGTTAATTAAAAAAGTTTTTGTTGTGAAATATGATTTTTTATTCTTTGTACTGCTTTGTCGTAGTATTCTTTGTCAAGTTCGCAACAAGTTAATTCAAATCCGTAATCGTGGCAAGCTATTGCTATTGAGCCACTACCTAAATGCGTATCAAGTATTTTATCGCCTTGCTTTGCGTATTTGTCTAAACAATATTTGTATAATAAAATTGGCTTTTGTGTTGGATGCTGTTTTTTTCCGTCTTCATCTTCCATTGCAGAATATCTTTTGAAAACACGAACATTTTTATTAATACTGCACCAAGCTAACTCCGCCTCGCTAAATGATAAATTAGGATTTAACTTATCCCAAATTATCCAGTTGTTGTTTAATGGTAATGGAAAGTAATTACCACCCCAAATAATCTGATTTTTTGAAACTCTTTTTAGTTCAGAAAAATATTCTTCAGAAGGTATTTCATTATCCCAATCTTTACCTTGTTTGAATTTATGCTTACCACTTCCCATTGTCATCTTCCCTGCATTTATCCCATAAGGCGGATCTACAATAGCCAAGTCAAAATAGTTATCAGGATAACGCGCCATTAATAACATATTATCTTCGTTTGTTATTGTTATTTTATCTGTTAAGTTCATTTTTCAAAAGTTTTTTATATTCACTATTAATTTTTTCGTTATTCTGACCTCTTTTTTCGAGTTTACGCATAATTCTTTTTATTTGTTCAAATCGTTGTTCGGGTGTTTTCATTTTAATAAATATTTAATAGGTTTATTTTTAATATGTTCCATTTCTTTTGTTTTCTCTAAAACTTCTTTCGCTTTTAAAGTAGTTTCTTTTTGAATTTCGTAGGCTGTCGGTATTCGCTTCCCTACTAATACTATGCTTTTACGCTTGTTTAATTTCGACATGATAATCTAATTTCATTTTTATTAATACCTTTTCAAAGAAGTCAATCCCGCATCTTTGTTCATTTGTTATTACGTGGTTTAAAGTTGAGTAGCTTATTTCGTAATGTTTCGCAAAATCTCTTTGATTCATTCCGCTATCTTGTTGGAGTTGTTTTATAATTTTATTTAGTTTCATAATTCATTTTAGATTCATAAATGTGATAAACTTCGGTTTCTCTTTTGTAAATTATAGTCGGTATTTCAACTATTTTTATTTTTGATTTAATTGCTTTTTTTGCGTCTGCAAGTTCAAAAAGAAGTTCAGGATTTTTATTATTTATTCTGGTCCCGACTGACTTTACATTATTTCGTTTTAAAAGACCTCTTAATGTTTCAACTTTTGTACCTGTGCGTTTAGATAATTCTTTGAGTGTTATTTTCATTTGTAGTTAGTTTTAAAATTAACTACCTAACTACTATACTTCATTAGGTAGGTTGCAAGCTTCTTATATAAAATCAAATCACTAAATTATCAAAGCACGCTTGCTGGGTTGTTTAGTTAGTTTATTTCTTCATACTTTGTAATTTTTGAATGTATAAAATTGCGTCCATTAATTCCTCTTTAAAATGTTGTAAGAAATCATCTGTATTATTTTCTTGTAGTGTAGTTCCGTATTTTTCAATTCCACGTTTAGAACGCTCTTTAAATTGGTTTACTACGTAATCTACTACGCTATCTGTTTTTTCTTTTGGCATTTCTTCACGAAGTTTAAAAAACAAATCTATTGTATAATTACCTACATTTCTGATTGTCCTAAAATGTGATTTATTAATTTTATACACATCATTAACGTTATAGTGAAAATCTAAACTGTTTAATGCGTTTTCTAATCTTGCATTTATTTTGCTTTTGTTTATAAAAATAAATTCTTTAATTTCCATATTGTAAACTCTTTTTAATTTTGTTAAAATAATCTTCGCAGTCAATAGCTTCAATTTGTGCGTCTAATCCACGCTTTGCAATTTCGCTTTCAAAACGTTTATTAAATTCTGTTTGCAATTCGATAGCGGTTTTAGTATCGGATTTAAAAGCTATTTTCATCATTCCGTTAACTGATATTTGAAAATCTCTTTTTTCTTGCTTTGCTTTTTGTTCAGCATTGTAAACTTTAAAAGCGTCTAATATTTGTTTAATTAATTTCATAAAAATATCTATTTAAATAATTCGTAACATTTGGTAATTCTTTTCCTTTCTCGTTTAATACTGGTTCAAAAGTTATCCATTCTAATTCTATATTTTCGCTTCTTGTGTCGTGTGCATCAAATTCAAAATGTACTATTACATTTCCAACTTCTGCAAAAGATTCACACGTGCAAAATCTATCCTCTATTTCTTCACTAAAGTCGATGTTATCACACGCAACCTCTTTTACTTTGCGTTCAATTTCTGTTATTAGTTTACTTAGTCGTTTCATTTCTCCACTTTTTTAAATATTTTTTAAACTCGTTTAATTTTTTTAGCTTGTATTCGTTTTGGTTAAATTCTTCTATTGATATTAAAATTTCCAAACTACTCAATACATAGTCAAATTCTAATTGTTTAATGTTTTCCATAATTATTTATTTTTAAAGATTAATATTCCACATATAAGCAATGCACCTGACATTACTAAATAATTATCGGTACTCATTCCGATAGTTGCAACTGATAAAAAGATAATTGTTTTCATAATTTGTTTAATTATTATGGTACAAATATAATATCTTTTTTTAGATAAACAACACAATGAAGTTAATTTATATTGATTATAAATAACGTTGCTGTGTTATTTGTATTAAAATAGTTTGTATATTTGTAAAAAATAAAATCATGATACACAAACTACAACAACTAATCGACAGAAAATCATTTGTTGAAAAATTAGCAAATAAATTAAAAGTTAAGCCAGATACCATTGAATACTACTTTAGGACTAAAATACCACCAAAAAGCATCTATAAGGTCGAAGCGTGTTTAGATTTGCAATTAAAATTAGATAAAGATGCTAAACAAATAGAGGTTAAGGCGTGGGAGTTGGTTTAACGTTATCAGGCTTTGTGTCTGTTGCGACAAAAAATAAAACAAACATTAATTTAAACACTAAAAATTACAGATTATGATTAAACATTCAAAAAAACCAGAACCAAGCAATAGCACAAAACCTATGTTACCTGCTGTGCTTATTTGCGATTGCAGTAGCCGTGACCATCAAATTATCATTGAACACGACAATGAAGATAACTTAACATACTGCCATATTCACTTGATGAAACACAACTTTTGGAGAAGATTAAAAGCTGGTTTAAAATATATATTTGGTTATAAATGCAAATATGGTCAATGGGAAGAATTTATATTAAAACCTGAACACGCTAACCAGCTTCGTGAATTGTCGGAGTTTTTATCACAGCATAGCGGGTAACGTTTTGCAACTTGTATAAGTGGCGTAATTTAAACGAATACATAACAAAATTTAAAGAATTATAAATTAATAAATAACCAATCCAAAACTGCGAATAGTAGCCATTTATACAAATTGCTGTTATAAGAAGTAGCGGGTATAAACACAAATAGTAATTATGAGTATAAAATCACAAAAATTATGGATTGAATCACAAGAAATGTTAATTGAACAGCTTAAGCTTCAAAAAGAAAATGCAGAAATGAATATTTGCTTAAATAAGAGGTTATTAAAAAACACAAAAGAAAGTATTAAGCACGAAGAAAATATTTTGAGAAAGTTTCTTGAAACATATAAAACGTAGATATTTCTTATAACGTTTGACGCTTGTAGCTGGTAGCGTATGCGGTTAGTTGATTCCGCCACTTGCTACAAACGTTTGTTAACCGCTGTTTTTTATCTTTTTTACAAATATTTTAAAAATAATTGCATTTTTATTTTGTAGTATCAAAATTAGTCGTATATTTGTAAAAGAAATAACAACTAAAAAATAGAAATTATGAAAGCAATTACTGAAATATTAAACACTACAACTGCTAAAAAAATGGTAGCTAATTTATCTTTTTCTTATGAATTAAATAAATCAAACTTTAGTGAATTTAATTTTATAGATGAATTACCATTAAAACAACAAGAGTTATTTGACACAATATATCAATTACTTGACTATAATAGAGTTGAATTAGCTTTAATGTTAATTCAAAATAAATTAACTTTTAAAAACTAAAAAATGGAAAATTTAAAAAAAATGATTAAAATTAGAATTGAAACAAACGAAGAATGTATAGATAATTTTAATTTATCAAACGACCATAAAGAAAGTTTAGAATCTGAAAATGAATTTTTAAATTTTATTTTAAAAGAATTATGCAAAGACAATCAATAATAGTTTTACTAAACTCGAATGAAGAACCAATAGTTAGAGGTAATTTAAAAAAACTATGCGAGGAGTTTAATTTTCCTTATCATACTTTATGTCGTTTAAAATTCCCAATTTTGTTTAAAGATTTCATTATCCACAAAGTCGAGTTTAAATAGCGGTTAACGTTTGGTGGCTTTAATACAGTTGCGGGGTGTCGATACGCAATTGATTAAAACCACTGTTAACAAATGTATTTTTAAACACAAAATAATTAAATTATGGAAAAATATAAAAGACTATTTTCTATTTATAATATTTATTATATTTCAAAAATAGAAATTTTAAAATGTGGCGCTAAACAATATAGTTTTAAAACAAAAGATTTTGAATTAAAACACATAATAACACACCACGATAAAGTTAATGCAAAAATAAGCGGATTATCTTTAATAAGTTTTTTTAATTTAAACGCATTTCAAGTTTATTATCGACAAAAAAAGAAACAAGAGGCTACTGAAATTATAAACTCTTTAAATTTAAGAAGTAAAAATATTATACAAAAATATTATAGATAAAGTTCGGAATAATATATTTGTTAACGTCCGAGTGCTTGCCGTTCGGTGGCAATTTCAAGACCAAAATAACAAAGAAACAACAAACATTAAATAAGCCGAAATATTTCGGATATAACCCAATCCTGCCACTGACGGTAAACACTTGTTATAAGCAGGCTAAATATTTATTATTATGGAAGATTTAAAAGAATTATTAGAAGAATTTATTGATTGGGCAAGAGATTGCGGAGAAGATGCTTTTTATGTATTTGACGACACGCAAAAAGTTATTGATGAATTTCTAAAGCAACGTGAGGAATAGCTTGCTTATAACGTTTCGCAGCTATACGAAGGGCGGGATTTGAAAACGAAAATTTAATATTATGCAGAAAACTTTATTTGAAAACGAAAATTTGATTGAACCACTAACCCCCGCCTTTTGTATAGGTGCTGTTAGCCGCAGTACATTCTATCAGGGTGATTGCCTTACCGAAATGGATAAAATTGAAGATAAAAGTATAGATATGATACTTTGTGATTTGCCTTACAATACAACGGAAGCTGTATGGGATTTAATTATACCATTTGAGCTACTTTGGAAGCAATATGAAAGGGTTATAAAAGATAATGGAAGTATTGTATTGACAGCACAGCAACCTTTTACAAGTGCAGTTGTAATGAGTAATACAAAACTATTCAAACATACTTTTATATGGGAAAAAGATAAATGTGCGAATTTCTTAGCTGGTAGTTATCAGCCATTGAAGATACACGAAGAAATATTGGTTTTTTCAAAAGGTGGATTTACTCATAACGCAAAGATAAAAGCCACTTATAATTCACAACTTACAGATAGAAAACCAAGAGTGCAAGATACTTCTATTAAAGAAAGAAGTGCTGGAATGAATGCTTTACTACCAAGACCAAACCCTACAAAATTAAAAAGTTCAGATAATTTTATGGCTGACAAAAATTTAGCAAAGTCAGTTATTTACTTTGCAACTGAACATAAAGATAGATTGCACCCTACTCAAAAACCAATAGCATTAATGGAATATTTAATAAAAACCTACACCAACGAAGGCGAAACGGTTTTAGATAACTGTATGGGTTCAGGAACTACGGGTGTCGCTTGTAAAAAAACAGGTCGGCACTTCATTGGAATAGAGAAAGATGAAAATTATTATAATGTCGCAGTTCGGAGGGTGTCCGAGTATTGCGGCTAACGTTCGAGTGCTTTGCTTCAGTTGTGCCTAACCGCAAACTACTTTCGGCACAATTGAGCAAAACACTTGTTATGTAAAGGTTTTAAATATTAACAATTAAAAAATAAAAATATGAAATTAATATCAATGACAGATTTTGTTTTAGACAAATACAAAAATGCTCCAATAGAAGATTACGACCAAGTAAATGAAACGTTTATAAATAGTGTTATTAAATATGCAGAATTTCTAAAACAACCATTGAAATTAGAAATGTTTGTTCCGTGTGTAGACAATGAACCTTTTAATTATTCAAAACATGGTAATAAAAAAGAATTTGAACAAGCAAAAGATAAAGTTTTATTTGAAAATTATTCAGTAGTAAAACAAAGTACTTATTTTATTGTTGTTGATTCTCATGGTAGAAATGTATGGTTATCATGGAATGAAAGTAAGACAATTGAAAGTTTAATAAATGAAGTTACAGAAGTTAGTTTAACACCAAATGCAATTAAACGCATTTTTGGCTAAACTTTTACATAACGCTTTGCAACTACACGATGTTGCGAAAAAAAACAACAATATCTTTCAGTTTAACACGGATTTGAAAGATACAAAACAAACATTAAATTAATCACAATGTAGCAATAGCGTGTAATTGCTGTTATAACTCGTTTTTATTATGAGAACATACAATAAAGAATTAGAAATTATTGCTTCGGATATTTTAGAGCAAAACGCACAAGCAACTGGTAATGAAAATAAACCAAACTATACAAATAGAGAGTTTATGAATTGCTTAATTATCTTTCAAACTGCTTTGATGGATAAAATGTACGATAATCAAGAATATGATAAAATGAGTATTGAAGATAGAAGTAATATGGCTACTCAATGCGGATTAGATTTAAGAAAATTAATTCATACTTACACTGGACTAGATACTCATAATTTTGAGGAGTTTGTGTAAAATGAGTTATAACGTTAAAGCATTGTAGATGTTATTGAATGCTTGCGGAAACTTTACAGAAGAAAACAAAGAATACAAACACAAAACAAATTATTAATCAAACACTGACACAATAATATTTACAATGCAGTGTTATAAAACGTTTTATCATGGCACAAACAGTAATAAGTAAAGCAAAAGAATTATTAGAAACAGAAGGAAAAGAAAAAGCTATTGAGTTTTTTGAAAACAGGATAAAAGAAATTGGAGAACCTAAAAACTTTCAGGAAGTATGTAATATTAGCGGTAATAAAATAGCTATAAAATGGATTAACGACCATTCTTAGTAAATGTTTTATAACGTATGCGGCTTTAATACAGTTGCGGTGTATCGCCACCGCAATTGATTAAAACCGCTGTTATGCGTAGTTAATATTTTTAATATAAATTTGTTTTGTCAGAAATAATTATTACCTTTGCTTAATAAATAACGTAAAATTATGAATATAGGAACAGCAATTAGAAACATTAGAAAAGAACGAACACCACAATTAAATCAGTTGGAGTTCTCAAAATTGATAGGCATAACTCAAACTTACTTATCACAAATTGAAACTGGGGCAAAAACTCCAAACATTAGCGTATTAGAAACAATATCTAAAGAGTTTGAAATTCCTTTGCCGATTATATTTTGGCTGGGGATAAATGAAGAAGATATTGCTGAACATAAAAGAGAGTATTTCAGGTTCTTAAAACCAACCGTAGATGCTATGATTAACGAGTTCTTTTAATTACGCATAACGCCCCGCAGCTTGTAGTAGTTGCAAATAATAATAACTAAAAATAACAAAAAATGAATAAAGAAGTTAAAAAAATATTAGAGAAAGAATTTGATTATGACTTTAAAAGTGAGTTTTACACAGATGAAATACTATTAATGATTGAAGAAGTAATAAAAGCAACGACCTTGCAATTACTACAAACTGATGTTATAAACAGTCGTATAAAAGAGCTTGAAGAAGAAAATAAAAAACTGCATTTTATGATTAAAAACGCACTTGGCTATGAAGACATGGTAAACGATTGTTTATAACGTTCGATGGCTTGTAGCAGAACGTGGAATTAAAAATTAAAATAACAAACACAAAAGAAAAATTAACAAAACAATGTAAGTACAAACTAAAGCAGTTTTGCTACAAACCATTGTTATAACTCGTTTTTTATGAATATAGATAAATTTGATATTGTAGTTTTAAAAGATAAAATAGTACAATACTTAGGAAAAGAAATGGATAATGGAGCAATTGTACAAGATATACATTGCAGAAAAGAATTAATACACGTCGCTTTAATTAAAAATAAAGCGAACAAAGACGAAACTAAATGGTTTTGTGAAAATACTGAAAATTCTCAATTTACACCGCCTTTGGTAAAATGAGTTATAACGTTTCGTGGCTTTGTCGTCGTTGTGGCGATTAAAGACCAAACTTAACAAATAAAAACTAAAAATTAAAATTATGACTGAACTTTCAAAAAACGCCCAAGTGCCACAATGCGACAAAACCACTGTTATCGCCAGTACGGATTTAAACCGCATACATCACTCTAATTTTTTAGACAATACTTTGCCTGATAAATGCGCAAAATTAATTATTGCAGACCCACCATATTATAAGGTAAAAGGTGATTTTGATTTTATTTGGAAAACCTTTGAAGATTATTTAAAAGACGTTGAAAAATGGGCAATTGAATGTAAAAGGATTTTAGCTGATAATGGAACTTTATTATGGTATGGTGATGCTAAAAATATTGCTTATGCTCAGATAATTTTTGATAAACATTTTAATTTATTAAATAGTTTGGTGTGGGAAAACACAAACCAAGCAAAACAAAGTATGGTTAATGTTGAAGGTTACAGGAGCTTCCCACCACTTACTGAAAGAATATTAATGTATGAAATAGATTATGTAGAAACTAACAGAAATTACATAAGAGAACAGATATTAAAGGCAAAAGGGAGGATAGTATTAAAGGAAGTTAACCAAGTTTTAGGAACTGCAACAAACGGTGGTGGTGTTGCTTCTGCTTGTTTGAGTTTAGATAAAACAGAACCTATGATGTTCACAGAGGATTTTTATTTAAAATTACAAAAATGGTGTTATCCTTATTTGCAAAAAGAATATAAAGATTTAGCAAGACCATTTGAAAACAAACACAAAGTTGGCGATGTAATAAGATTGCCAAACTATGAAACAAGCGACTACGACCACGATACAATAAAGCCTGAAAAACTAACAAGGATATTAATTACAACCTGTAGCCGTGAAAATGATTTAGTAGTTGTTCCTTTTGCTGGAAGCGGGACAGAATGCGCAATGAGTGTAAAAGAAAACAGAAACTTTGTAGGTTACGAAATAACAAAGAAACACGTAGATATGAGCAATAAAAGAGTTAAGAAGATATTAGATAATCCTCCTTTATTTGCAGGATTGTAGTATTGGCGATAACGGTTTGCGGCTTTGTGTCTGTTTGCCCCTTGCACAAGGCTTCAATTTACCGACAAACTTAATGGGGCAAATAGCACAAAACCGCTGTTATAAGCTGGCTGCGGTTAATTAAAAACGAAACTTAAATATGAAAGTATTAATAACACACGAGGAAAGTCAAACGGTAATGGAAGCATTTTTGAACGCTGGACACGATGCTTATAGTTGCGACCTATTACCGGCAAGCGGAAAATATCCTGAAAGGCATTTACAAATGGATTGCTTTGAAGCCATAAAATTAATTGAGCCTGATTTTTTAGGAATGCACCCGGAATGCACTCGGTTAACTGTTGCAGCAAATAAATACTATAAGCCAGAATATGCTGAAAGGTTTCCAAATATCCACGAACAAAGAGCCGAAGCGGTTCAACACTTTTTGAAATGTGCCGAAGCATTAGAACAAATTGGATGCGGTTATATTGAAAACCCAATTGGAATAATGAGCCGACTTTATAAAAAGCCAACTCAAATTATACAGCCTTACCAATTTGGACATACTGAAAGAAAAAGCACTTGTTTATGGATTTCCGGATTGCCAAAATTAGAAGCGACAAAAATTGTTGAACCTGATATTATCATTCACAAAAGTGGTCGAACTGATAGCCGTTTGCATTACGAAACATTTAAACTACCAAAAGAAGAAAGGCGAAAAGCACGTTCAAAAACCTTTACTGGAATAGCCGAAGCGATGGCTTCTCAATGGGGAACTTTCATTCGGAGCAGGAACGTAGCAGCTTGCTTATAACGTTTGATAATTGTATTAGTAGCGTGCTGATACAAAACGCATATCGCAATATAAAATATAGACAACAATAAAACGCAAAACATTAAATTAAACAATAACCAAGCTATTGATACAATTATTTGTTATAAGCAGGTTTTTAAATTGATAATTATGGCAAAGAAAAAACATAAAATAGAATTGACAGATTTAGAGTTGATTGCATTAATAGAAATATTAGACACTTTTTCTGCTTTAAGTGATGGGATTTGGGATGATGGAGAAGCAAAAAAAGCATTAAAAAGAACAGATTTAATGTTAAAAAAGAACGGTTTTAAGCGTGAGTTCTCGTAAACTTGCTTATAACTACAATATTACATGATAAAAAATATTATTTTCTCTTATTAAACCTTATAAAATATGGAAATTTACACAAAAGTACATAGCTTTACTTTAACTAAAGAACAAAAGAAAATCTTAACCGATTTAAAGGCAAACAAAGTAAACGTAAGCAAGTTAATAAGAGAAATAATTTTTAAGGAATTAACGCCAAAAGTTGACAAAAGAAAAAAGCCAACAATTGAAGATTTAAAAAGAAGTTTAGAGAATTGCTTTTAATAAAAAACCACCCGTTATAAGGTGGTTTTATTTTTTATAAAGCTATAAATCAAATATAGAACAAAAAAGCACGTAAACATTAAAATTAGCTTATTTGCGACTATATTTATTGTTTTTGAATAATCTACCTCTTTGCTTTGTTTTTCTTCTTTAAAATCGACGTTTTGCTTTTCCTTAATTATTTCTTTAGAATTGTTATAAATAACACGTGTGTTGTAAATCGTATCTTTTCCTAAAAGTATAGGTTTGTCTAAATTTACAGGCTCTAAAGTAAATGAGTTACTAAACTTTGTTATATCTGTTTGTGTTTCTGTTTTTACTTGTGTTTCTTCACTTGTTTTTTTTACAGAACCGCACCCTATTAATAAAAATGCGATTAGTATTATAATTATTGTTTTTTTCATATAAAGTTATTTGTTTTAAATTTTAAATAGTTAATATAAGAACTATTACTTATTTCGTTAGTACTATCACAATCATCACATTGCATAAGCCTTTTAATAGTACCTAAAGCAGTTACATTGTTTTTAAGTAGTGTTATATTTTCAGAACCACAACAACTACAACTATATTTCAAGTTACCACCTAATACTCCAGCGTGTGTGTTTGGTTTAATATAATTTTGCATTGTTAAAAATACATCTTCTAAAACTATAATGTCGCCCTCACAATAAACAACCATTTCTTTCATAGCTTCTTTACAACCTTTTAATACATCTTTCCACATATCAAACCCCCTATGTTGAACCTTTGCTCCAACTCCTAAAAATTGTGCTATGTAATCTAACTTATTTGAATTAAAATTAAATCCTGATTTTGCTTTTTTAAGTGTATCTAAAGTTTTGTATTGAGGTAACATTGGTACTCTATGGAAAATGCAACGTGTTCTTATCCATTTAATATCAAATCTATCTCCATTGTGAGCAATTAATTCATCAGCTAAATTTGCTACCTTTACAAAGTCAATTAACATTTTCTTATCGCATTGGTTTTTATCCCAAGTCAAAGTATGTATTTTGTCCTCATCTTGCCACTTGTAAGAAATACAAATTATTTTACGTTCTTCTATAATGTCGTGAGGCTGTATTGATAAGTTGTAACCAGTACGCCAAAAATAACCTATATTTGGACTTGTTTCAATATCAAAAAATAATCTTTTTATTTGGTGTTGTGGTTCTCGAAGTTTTAGTAGTTGTATTTCTTGTTCTTTTGAAAGTCTATAACGATTTCTTAAATTAAATTCAAGATTAAGTTTTTTTACTTCTGCATTATTTAACCTATAACGTCTGTTTTTGTTTGGTTGCATAAAAGTTTTTTTTAATTAATTATAACAAATATATAAAAAAAATATTATATTTGTAAAGGTTAGTTCATAATGTTTATTTTTAGTTAATTA